ACGCCTCGCACCCGATCACGGGTTTGAGAAAAAAAGACCCCAGCGAGCGTCGGCCGAAATCATGCGAATGAAACTCCCCCGGTTCCGCGGACTGCCCGCGCCGGCTTTTGTGTTTCTGTATCCTAGGGATAGTAGGAGCATTGTCAATGCGCCGAGGACCGCCCCCGCAGCCGAAGCACGTTCTAGCCCTGAAGGGTTCGTGGCGGGCCGACCACCGTGAGGAACTGGGCGAGTTCTACGACAAACTGCCGGAACCACCGGAGTTCGTCCGCGAGCGAGCCGGAGAGTTCTTCCGCGAGGCCTGCCGGCACCTGGATTCGATGGGCGTACTAGCGAAGACGGACAAGCACGCCGTCCTCCGGTACGCCGTCACGCTGGACCGCTGGTATTCGGCCGAGGAGGAACTGGCCAAGTCCGCGATTCATTTTCACGCCATGACGGGCCGCCAGGGCGAGGAGAAGGCAGCGAAGCCTTCCCCGTTCTTTGCGCAGTCGGCAGCCTGTCACGAGCAGTTGCGGCAACTTGAGTCGGTCCTCGGCTTCACGCCGGCCGACCGGACGCGCCTAGGAATGGCCGTCATCGACCGTCAGGCCAAGTCGGCAGACCCGATGCAGGCGCTGCTGGCCGGTGGTTGACATACGCGACTTCATTTCCTGCCTGCGGCATACGCGCGGCGAGTTCGCCGGCAAGCCGTTTGAACTGTTCCCTTGGCAGGCCGAGTACCTGCACAAGTTGTTCAACACGCGCCGCCCGGACGGCCTACGTCAGTACAGGTCGAGCCTGCTCGCGATTCCGCGCAAAAATGGGAAGACTCAACTCTGTGCAGCCATTGGGCTGTATATGCTGTTCTGCGACGACATTGGCGCAGAAGTGATCGTCGCGGCCGGCGACCGCCAGCAGGCGGCCCTGCTGCATGACGCCGCCAAGCAGATGGTCGAGAGCAACGAAACGCTGCTTTCCCGCTGCAAGTTGTACCGGAACAGCATCGCTGTCCCAGGCACCAACGCGGTCATGAAGACCATTTCCAGCGAGGCGGCGACCAAGCACGGCTACAACCCGTCGTGCATCCTGGTGGACGAATATCATGTCCAGAAAGACCGGGAATTGGTCGACGTCCTAGAGACGGCCACCGGCGCCAGGCGACAGCCGCTGACCATTTTTTTGACGACGGCCGGCTACGACCGGCAGTCGCCGTGCTTCAAGGCCTGGGAGCGGGCCGAGAAGATTCGCGACGGCCTCCTCGTCGACGAGACGTTTCTGCCCTGCATCTACGCGGCCGGGCAGGATGCCGACCCATTTGATCCAGCGACATGGCGCGCCGCCAACCCGAACTTCGGCGTGACCATCAAAGAGGACTACTTCGCGCAGATGTCGGCCAAGGCCAGGGAGTCAACCAGCGACGAAATGACCTTTCGCCGGCTCCATTTGAACCAATGGACGGCCTCGGAAGAGAAGTTCTTCAGGCACGGCGCCTTTGAGGCCTGCAGCGCGCCGATCAGGTCGCCGGCGGGCCGCCCGTGCTACTGCGGCCTCGACCTTGCCAGCACATACGACACGACGGCGTTCGTGGCCATCTGGCCTGACGAAGACGGCAGCGTCGATGTGCAGGCGACGTTCTGGATCCCAGGCGACAACGCCAGCAAGCGAGAGAAGGCCGACAGGGTGCCGTATGGCTCATGGGTCAAGGACGGTTTTGTTAGACTAACTGATGGAGACATAACGGATTACGACGAAATTCGGGATTACATTCTCGAGTTTTGTGAGAAAAATTGGGTCAAGGGAGTGGCGGTGGACCGCTGGAACGCGGTCCACCTCATGACACAACTCTCGGCCGAGGGCGTCACCGTACACCCATTCGGCCAGGGTTTTGGCCCAATGAATGCGCCGACTCGCCTGCTCGAAAACCTCGTGACTTCCGGCAGGCTCCGGCACGGCGGAAACCCGGTCTTGATGTGGCAGGCCAGCAACGTGCAAGTGAAGACGAATGACGAAGGTCTCATCAAGCCCGTCAAAAAGTCGTCTCACGACATCGGCCGCATCGACGGAGTCGTCGCCCTCTGCATGGCCCTCTCTCTTGCCAGCGGCGAAGTTCACGGGCCGCAGGTAGAACCCGAAATCCTGGTGCTGTAGTGGAATCAGAGTCTTCCGTCATCGACGACATCCTCGAAGTCCGCAGCGGCATTTCCCGCGTGTTCGAGGAAATCTCCGAGAGCAAGAAGACGGTCGCCGGCATCTACGTTTCGCCGGAAACGTCCCTGCAGTGCAGCGCGGTACTCGCCTGCGTCCGGGTGGTATCCGAGTCGGTGGCCTCGCTCCCGTTCTCGCTCTACCGCCGGCTGATTGCCGGCGGCAAAGAGATCGCCGACGGGATGCCGCTGCACAAGGTTCTGTCGGAGCAGCCTAACTCGTGGATGACGAGTTTCGAGTTCCGGGAACTGATGCAGTCCTGGTGTATGCTCTGGGGTGCGGCCTACGCCGAGATCCGCCCAGGCCGGCTGGGATCCGTGACGGAACTGTGGCCGCTTCACCCCAGCCGCATGACGGTCGAGCGGATCAAGAACGGCCGGCTCCGGTTTCTCTACCAGGAGCCAGACAAGGCCACTCCGACCATCTACTCGCAGGATCAGATCTTCCGGATCCCGTGGATGACGCAGGACGGCGTCAACTGCTACATCCCCACGACACTCTCCCGTGAAGCCATCGCCCTCGCAAGGGCTACAGAACTACACAGTGGTGCATATTTTGGAAACGGCGCGAAGCCGGGGATTGTGTTGGAGTCCGATCAGCCGCTCAAGCCCGAGACGGCACAGCGGCTGCGGCAGTCCTGGGACGACATTCACGGCCGCGGCCCGCAGAACAGCAGCAAGACGGCGGTCCTTCCGCACGGCATCAAACTCAAGGAACTCTCCGGGACCAACGAGTCGAGTCAACTCATTGAGACCCGGCGCTACCAAGTCGAGGACATCGCCCGCGCCTACCGCGTGCCGGTCTACATGATCGGCGACTTGACGAAGAGTTCGTATTCCTCGGTCGAGCAGCAGGGGCTGGATTTCGTCACGTTCACCCTGGTCCCGTGGCTGCGACGCTGGGAGGGCGCCGTTCGCCGCGACCTCATTGCTGACGACGACAACTACTTTGCCGAGTTCGACGTTCGCGGCCTGCTCCGCGGCGACAACGCCGGCCGCGCCCAGTATTTCCGGGAACTCTGGAACCTGGGCGTTCTGTCGATCAACGAGATCCGGGCCGCCGAAGGCATGAACCCGATCGAACACGGCGACAAGCGGTTCGTGCAGGTCAACATGGCGCTGCTGGAGTCGTTCGTCGTCCAGCCTCCGCCCGAAGAGACGCCCCCGGCAGAGGAGCCGCCGCCGGCTGAAGAGGCCCCGGTCGTCGCCGAGGAGCCGGCAATGGATGCCGCCCGGTCGGCCGCCGGCGTCCTGTTCAAGCAGACCTTGCGGAAACTGGCGGCGATCGAGGCGGACGGGATTCGCGAACGGCGAACGAAGCCCGCCAAACTGGCCGCATGGCTGGAGTCGCATGAGAAGCGGATGCGGACGGATCTGTGCGACGCCGCAAAGGCTACTGGGCTGCAAATTGACGAGTTTGCAGCCGGCTGGATGAACGAGACACGCGATCTGCTGCTGGAATGCCACCGCAGCGGCAGGCCCTATGAGGAGGTTCTTGAGACATGGACGGACAGAGTCGAGAAGACGTTGAGCGACGGCTGATCGAGGCCGACACGGCCATCGAGCGCTGCCTCTGCGACAAGACCGGCAAGAAGAAGACCGTGATCCGCGGCTATGCGGCCTTGTTCCAGAGCGACAGCCAGGATCTGGGTGGCTTTGTGGAGCGGATTCTTCCAGGAGCGTTTGACAATGTCATCAAGCGAGGCACCGACGTCGTCGCCCTCTACAACCATGAGCCGATGTTCCTCCTTGGCCGAGAGTCAGCCGGAACTCTTCGTCTCTCCGTCGACGAGCGTGGTCTGCGCTACGAGATCGACGCTCCTGAAAGCCGCGCTGACGTCGTGGAGGCTATTGAGCGTGGCGACGTCCGAGGATCGTCCTTCGCCTTCAAGGTGAAGGGTGCCGGCGAGAAGTGGACGCGGATGGCCGACGGCCGCCAACTCCGCGAGATCGTCGACTTCGACGGCCTGTTTGACGTCGGACCCGTCCTGCGGCCGGCGTATCCAGCAACCGAGACGTTCGTCAGCCGGCGTGCGCTGGAGATGGCGAAGCGGGCGATGTACGAAGCGGGCGACTTCGTGGCCTGGGACGGCGGCGTCGGCCGCATCGAGTACGTCATGGCCGAAGGGACGATCGGCGACTACTCCGAGGAGCCGATTCAGGCCACGCCGAACGATCCGGCCGCCCTGGTGCGGAAGTACGACTTCGAGGACGGCATCTGGGAGGAGTCGGACTACTTCGTCGCCAAGAAGATGAGCGAACTGGTGTCCGCCAGCAACATCATGGGCGAGGTTCCGGCGTTCATCGACCAGCGGGCAGTCGGCCTCAAGCCCACTGCCGGCATGGCCGCCGCCGCCAAGCGTGGCCTGCGGCTGCATGAGGAAGGCAAGTCAGGCGACGGCCTCAAGCCGGAGACTGTGGCCCGCGCCAACAAGATCGCTCGCCGCGAGGAACTGACTGACGACCATGTCCGCGAGATGAACGCGTGGTTCGCACGGCATGAGAAGGCTAGCAAGTCGCCTGGGTGGGACAAGGCCGGCGAGGAGAAGCCGGGATTCGTGGCGTGGCTGCTCTGGGGCGGCACGCCGGCGAAGAACTGGTCGGCCCGCAAGGTGGCGGCGATGGAGTCGGCGGACCGCGAGGCGCCGGCCGAGGAGACCGAGGTCCGCGCCGAAGAAGAGGCGATGGAGTCCCTTTCTCCTGCCAACTTCGCCCTCTACGAGGCCATCGAGCAGATCGCCATCGAGAACGGCCCGTGGCCGCAGGAAGGCCCGGACGGTGCCCACTACATGACCGAGAATCCGTTCGCAGAGCGGGGCATGAAGTGCCAGAACTGCGTGTTCTGGAACGAAGGCGGCGTGTGCGATGTCGTGGACGGCCAGATCGACCCGAACGCGGTCTGCAAACTCTGGGTGATTCCGGAGGAGCGGCTCGCGCAGCCTGCCAAGCGCAGCGTGGATCCGGCGGCCGAGGCGGCCCGACTCAAGGCCAAGGCACTGGAGACGGCCGCGCATGGACGTTCTCGCTGAACTGCGGGCCGCCCTGGAGCGGTTCGCCGAAATGCGCCGCCGTGCCGGCCCGCGCAAGCAGAAGAAGGTGAAGATGGCCGGGCGCCGCCCGGCCAAGATGGGTCCGTCCGCTGGCTGCGGCACCGGCGCCGGCGGCTTCAAGGCCGGCAACAACTGCGCCAAGGAAGACGGCATCCCGCGAAAGCCGCTGTCGCAGGGCGGCGCGCTCAAGGGAGCCAACGCCAAAGACGACCTCTCTCGCGCCAAAGCCATGCGGGAGCGGGCCGCCGCCAAGAAGGCCAAGAAAGAGGCCCAGGACAAGGCCAAGTCCGAGGCCACGCGGCCGCAACGCGAGGCTGCCCGCCTGGAGCGGAAGAAGTCAGCAGAAAAGCAGAAGCGGATCGACGAACTGCGCCGCGCTGCCGCCGAACGCAAGGCCCAGAAGGGCGAGCGCGAAGCCGCCGAGAAGCAGGCCGCCGCCGAGGCTGCCGCCGCGAAGAAGGCGGCTATGCTGCAGAAGATCCGCGTCAAGAAGGCCAACGAGCAAATCAAGGTCGTAGAGAAGCCGGCGTCGGTGTTTTCTGGCAGGGGCGACGAGTCTGCGGTTCAGTCGCAGGGGGAAATCAAGACCGAGTTTCTCAAGCGCAAATACCAGAAAGACCTCGACGCCTACCACTCCGAAGCCACAAAGATCGAGGCCCGGTACGAAAAGCAACTTTCCGAAGCGAAGAAAGATCACGACGACGCGTATGCCGCGTACAGAACGAATGGGTCAAGCGCAATGCTTGACAAATACAACTCTGCGAAAAAGCGGATTGAGGAACTGGAGGCCAAGCGGGACAGCGATCTGCACGACTTGGTCGGACAGTTCACCGTTGCGCACGCCGGCGCGCTTGCTAGAACTGATTCTCTTGCGTCGTCCGGAAGTGTCTTTATCCAAAACGCCATTGCCACATCTCAGCACAATGCCGCAATTGCGAAAAAAGAGATAGCAAAGGCCTGGAATTGGCTGTCGCGCGTTGCTGCCAGAAAGCACGAAGAAAGAATTCTTGGCGCCACAATCAAGTTGAGGCCCGGCGGCGGCGGACTGCACCAAGCGATGAACGGAAAAAACGACATCACGATAGGCGTGGACGATCTTGGCATAGGGATAAGAAAAACAACGGTCCATGAGTACGGACACGCCATTGAGTCGGCAAACAAAGACACGCTTCGGGCGCTGACGGAGGACTACAGGGCAAAGGCGGCTGACTTTTTGGCCTCAAACAAAGGCGCCAAATACAAAGCGCTAAGCGCCGCCCCTAACTATGACGCAATTCACAAAGCAGGAGAGAAGGTGGGCGACTACCAAATTGATGCCCCGAGTTACCTTGGGTACGCGCGCAGATACTCTGACGCTGGATTCAAGGAGTCGATGGTGAAAGACTACGCAAATCACCCAGACGCCGCGCGCATTGACAAGGGGACAGAAGTATTTTCAACTGGAATTGAGTCGGTGTACCGTGAGCCGTCTGCATTTCGCAAGCGAGCGCGGCACGGCTTTGACATCTCACTCCTCGTCTTGGCTGGGCTGTTATGAAGCGAACTACACTCGCCGGAAACGGCTGGACGATCTACGTCGACGATGAAGCCGGCGTATGGCGAGGTGAAGGAGTCGGAGTGGACGTTCCGCTCAAAATGCTGCTCGGACACTTCTCTCCGGAAAGTATCAGCGGCTACGCCGACTCATCGACGTATCTCGGCCGGCGGTACGGGATGCTTTATCCGGATGCGGCGGAGTTTTTGCGGAATTGGGGAATCGCGTGCGACATTGAAAATCTCCAGCCCATTATTCACGAAGCGATGGCGCCACCCGAAAGCGGCGCCGCCGACTGACTTGCACGCCTACGCGTCCACACGGTAGGCTACAGAGAGACATAACCGCTCCGCGATGGATTTCGCGGAGAGCAGTGCGAGCGACTTGAGGATTCTTGTCGCGGCGTGCTTGCGGGATACCCCGCCAGCCGCCGCTTTTGCGTTTGGCTGGCTCAAAAAAGGAGCAACAGCCAAATGGCTTCCAACCTCAAGCGTCTTCAGGACCGTGCCGCGGCCATCGCCGCCCGCCTCAACGAACTCGCCGACTGCGAGGAGCGTTCCGAGGAGCAGACCACCGAACTCCGTCGCCTGACGGACGAGGCGGACAAGGTCAAGTCGGACCTGGAGTTCGAGCAGAAGTTGGCCGCCAAGGAGGCGGAACTGCGTTCGGTCGTGGAGCGGGCCGC